TTAGGACGAAATATAAAAAAATAGACCAGGCAGACACCATAATAAATAAGTATTTTTACCTATGGGGACACCCTATCCCATTTGCGTATAGTAAAGCCGATCACATTTTTCTAACAAAAATTAAAATCCTATTAAATATCTATCCCGATCTTATTAGATCTTATTAGAGGACTATACGACCCTGCTTCTTCTATTGTGGAGAGCTAGTGGTGGACAGGGATTTCAGATGCAGTTATATTGGAGGTAAGCCATTGCAAGTAATACCGCAAAGCAGATTGTAATGGCTTGCATTAAACTAGGTCTATGGCACAAAAAGACACTACTGAAATACTAAGTAGCCTACATGGTAGGTTAGCTAGCGTATTAACTGATCTACTAGATAGTGGAGAGGCTAGTACAGCAGATTTAAATGTGATTAGACAGTTCTTAAAAGATAATCAGATAACGTCTCAGCCTGTAGAAGATACTCCATTTGGAGATTTGGCTAGGTCGTTACCTGATATAGAGAATGTTATTGCATTAAAGAAGCGTAGTGCGTAATGAGAAAGGAAGATTGGCAGATATTACCCGAACCTTATGATAAAGACTTTAGATATTTTTTAGTTTTAGTATGGAGGCACTTACAACTTCCTGATCCGACTACAGTTCAGCTCGATATAGCTGAATATATGCAAAGAGGAAACAAGAGAAGGATTATTGAAGCGTTTAGAGGTGTAGGTAAGTCGTGGATGGCTGCTGCCTATACGTTATGGCTGCTAAGAAATGATCCACAGAAAAAGATAATGGTTGTATCAGCTAGTAAGACCAGGGCGGATGACTTTGCACAGTTCTGTTTAAGAATAATCCAGGAAATGCCTATACTAAAATGCCTCGAACCAGATAAAAATGAGCAAAGATCAGCTAGTAATAGGTTTGATGTACGTCCAGCCATACCCGATCAATCAGCTAGTGTTAAGAGTGTAGGTATTTTTGGACAATTAACTGGTAGTCGTGCTGATTTAATACTTGCAGACGATTGCGAAGTGCCGAATACAGCCTGGACAGTAGGTATGAGAGAGAAATTATTGCAATGTTGCGGAGAGTTTAACGCTATTCTTAAGCCTGATGGCGAAATAATGTTTTTAGGTACACCACAGACAGAAGAAAGCATATATAACAAACTGAGATTACGAGGGTACGATTGCAGAATATGGACAAGTCGTTATCCAAAGAAACCTGAGAAGTATGGAGACGCATTAGCTCCAATGATAAAAGGATTGGCTGCGACAAAACCTGGTCAACCTACAGATCCAGACAGGTTTAGCGAAATGGACTTACTAGAAAGAGAAGCAAGCTATGGTAGATCACAATTTACCTTACAGTTTCAGCTAGATACCACGTTATCTGACCTACAACGCTTTCCATTAAGACTCCAGGACTTAGTTGTTATGGAAGTAAAAGATCATGCGCCCGAAAAAGTAGTGTGGTCGTCAGGTGCAGAGTATAGAATCTCTGATTTGCCAGCAGTAGGTTTTAGTAACGACTATTATCACAAGCCAGCTTTTTTACATGGCGATTGGTTGCCATTTACAGGTTGCGTGATGATGATTGATCCCTCTGGTAAAGGTGTTGACGAGACAGCGTATAGCATAGTTGCGCATCTAAATGGAAACTTATACGTTTTAGAGGTCGGATCGTTTTGTGAAGGTTATACAGAGCCAGTTTTAACTGGTATAGCTGAAGCTGCAAAGCGTAATAAGGTAAAACTAATACTCCTGGAGGATCAATTTGGTCAAGGTATGATGGAAAGTTTGCTTAAGCCATACCTTATGAAGATATATCCTTGCACTATTGAAGGAACTAGAAGCAATGTTCAGAAAGAAAGAAGAATAATAAACGCATTAGAGCCTGTAATGAACCAACATAGACTAATAATTAACAGATCAGTTATTGAGAATGACGCAAAACCTCGAACAGAGGACTCGGTAGAGAAAGCATTAGGCTATCAATTGTTTCATCAATTGACCCATATAACTGTTGATCGAAACTGTTTACAAAATGATGACAGACTTGACTCTTTGGCTGGTGCGGTGGAGTATTGGAATGAGTCGTTAGCAATTGATGAAGATAGAGCTATCAAAGATAGGGAAATGGAGTTGTGGGATTTGGAATTGGCTGCTCACAAAGGCGAATTGGAAGGTGCGTTGGATGCAAAAATCCTCGGCATCCCTCTCGAAAGACTTGGAAAAGCCGATACCAGAGGTCGGTGGTTCAATGTATAAGGCTTATAAGACAAATACAAAGAACAGAAGAGCCTGGTGTATAAGATTACCTACAGCATTTGCTGGAATTAAGTTAGATGAACCTAGAATTGGTGGATTTCAAACTGTAGTCCAGGCAAATGACCATCAAACCGCTTGGTGTATGGCAATGATGCAAGATAAATGGGAAATATTGACGTTTAAAGTTAAAGAAATATCTATTTTTCCTACAAATCCACTTTAAAATCCTGGTGGTCCAGGATCTTCTCCGCCATTCATAATTGTTTCTAGTCTATTTTCTCTATGTCTCATTCGTTTTATAGATAATCCAAGATCTAGTGGCGATCTAACCGCTTGCTGACTAAAATCTTTGTAACTTTTCAAAGCATTTTGGTCGTTTTTACTAGAACTATTGCTATTAAAACCTTGACACATTATTTTTCTTCCAGGAGCATTTCCCTTATCTTAGCAACCGCAGCATCATCTAGCTTATTTTCACTAAGTTTTGCCAACGCTGCTAATATATCGCAGACTAAAATAGATACAGACTTGCTTTTTAAGAAAGCAAAGATAATTGGACGAATTAGACTAATCATTTTGAGAATCTATGGTTACTATATAGGTAGTATAGTTCGATCTTTATGGAAGAACAAGATGAAAAGGAAGGTAATAGTCTGATCGCTAATGTGGTTCAGCTTATTATTCTTTTTTGGAGTTTGGGGGTCATTTCTTGGTCATACTTTAATCCCAACCCTACTCGCCAAATTGACACGACCTTCGCTGCTGGATTATTGTCGGCTGTAAGTGCGCAATTCGGTTTAAATATTAAGAAAGGAAGCAAAGGTAACAATGGTAACAATGGCAAAGCGCCTAAAATAGTGGATAATAAAGACACTAATGTAGGAATCAAATGAAAAAATTAATTCTACTAATTTTATTAGCTTTTGGTAGTCCTGTTTTTGCCAATGGAATCCCGACTTGGACTACTGGCTCTAGCAACCGCACAGAGAATACTACTCAGACTATAAATCGCACCATAGTTACTCAAAAATATGGGTCTGCTCTGGAAACTTGGGAAGCCTCAAACATTGCTGTTACAAGCGCTAGTAACGGAGGAATAACAGCTTCAGATGCAATCTTCACTCCTAATACTGCTACTGCTGATTGGTCATTAAATGTGACTACTAGAGCATCAGGAACTAAATTAGAAGAAATTACACAAACAGATGCGATTACGACTACTAGCGTTATCACTTCTTTGTCTGTCTTTAGTCAGTAAAGCAAAAGCCGAAGGCGATACAAACGTACAGGCTCAACCAAATGCGATTGGTAATTCTAGTATTATCAATCAAAATATGAATATTAATAATGGAATGACAGGTAAACAGCAGTTTGGAAACTTAGTTTGTAGTCAACCTACTTTAGCTGTAACTCCTTTCTATACAGGTAATGATGCAGAAAATACTGAGAGTGAAACTTATAGTATTAATGAAGGTTGGGGAATACAAATGAGTTTTATGATACCCCTGGGAGATAATAAAACCTGTAACGACCTAGCCAAAGTAAAGCTAGAGTTAGCCATAGAAGAGTTAGACAAGCAAGTGCATGATAAACAGCTAGTTCGTATTTTGAAATGTAGTCAGCTTCACGCATCAGGCTACATGATAAACCCTGCTTCAGAATACGCATACATTTGCGCAGATGTCATTAATATACGAACTTATGTTAACGCTAATCCCGACAAATTTAAGTAGCAATCGCCAATCCCAAACTACAGAGGTAGTAGTATCTCTCTCTACGTGGCAGGGGGAGATTGCTTAAGTAGCAACTGACGTTCTATCAGAGCAGTAACCAATTTAATGGTGTGAATAATAGGTCTGGTTGCTATTAGTACTATACATCATTTCTTGTTATCTGCAATTTCTTTCTTAAGTACCTTTTTAAATATCTTTGTCATTATTTTCTTTAATTGATTAATAACACTTTGCAAAACAATCGAACCTGTTACTGCTGCTGTCGCTGACACTCCACTAGCTATGACACTTGAGGCGATAACCTCTGGCGCTGGTATAGGCATTTCTCCAAAAAATGGTATATTAAACGTAGCTACAGTTTCTTCAGTTGATAAAGTTTCTTTGGTGGTTGGCAGGTCTGTCGGTATTGTCTCTGGTGTTAATTCTAACGCTTCCTCCTTTGAAGATGATTTTTCTTCTTCAGCAGAAGATTCCGAAGCTCCCAGACCCGACTCAACTTGTTCCAGACTTGGAAGAAGTACAGGGTCTAGGTAAGGAATCTCTGCCACAGGTGGATAAAAAATTGTTTGGGGTGGATTAAGTACTTCTATATTTGGTATATAAGGTAGATCTTCGTTCATTTTTTGATAGTATTGTAATAACCTTACACTTATTTATTACACATAGCATCCTTGAGGGGTATCAGACTAAGTGAAATAGGGTTGGTTAATTCCAAATTTATTTCTTATTGACATGGCTAATTTTAGTCCTTCAAGACTCGGCTTGGTCAATGCTGCTGGTACTTCTTATGACGCACTTTTCTTAAAAGTGTGGAGTGGGGAGGTGCTATCAGCGTTCCGTAAAGCCACAATATTCGAGTCATTGCATACAGTTCGGACGATTCAATCAGGAAAATCCGCACAATTTCCCATTATTGGACTCTCAAGTACTAGCTATCATACGCCTGGGACACAACTGACAGGGGATAGCATCAAACACGCTGAGGCTACCATAAATATTGACGACAAACTTGTATCACAGGTATTTTTGGCCGACATTGACGAGGCTAAGAATCACTATGATGTGAGGTCAAAATATACAGAGGAAATGGGAAATGCCCTAGCCTATCGCTTTGATGAAAACGTAGCTGCAACAATAGCTCAAGCTGCTAGAACAGGTACAAACTTTAATACAGATTTACCTGGAGGTACAAGAGTTAAGATTCTTAAGTCTGGTACTGCCAATACTGCTGCTGCGGTTGCTGCTGTTACTGGTGCTGACCTCGTTACTGCTCTATGGACAGTTGCACAGACATTTGACGAGAATAACATCCCAGAAAACAGCAGATACTTTGCACTTGATCCAGCAAACTATTACAAACTTGCAAGAACTACAGATGTTCTTAACAGAGATTGGGGTGGTTCTGGAGCATACGCTGAAGGTACAGTTCTTAAAGTTGCTGGTATTTCAATTATTAAATCTAATAATTTACCTAAGACAAACAGAACTGCTGTTACTGGAGAGAACAACACTTATCATGCTAACTACACCGATAATATCGGTCTTGCATTTACACCAGATGCAGTTGGTACAGTTAAGTTGATGGATCTTAAGATGGAGCAAACTGGAAATGATGTTCATGCGTTATACCAGGGTGTATTCATGGTCGGATCTATGGCTCATGGTACAGGTGTACTACGCCCAGATTGCGCTATCGAAGTATATGCGTCTAACTCATAAGTAGTTAATATAGGGGAGTAAACTTACTCCCTTATTATTATGCCGAAAGGAAAAGGAACTTATGGTACAAAAGTTGGACGACCTCCAAAAAAAGGTACTAAGAAAAAGTAAATGGCACTCGCTAGAACTACAAAATTAGAAGCGGTCAATAAAGCCTTGCAGATGATGGGAGAAGCTCCTATTAACTCTCTACAAGGCTTATTTGGCTTAGGTAACTTGGCAGAAACAACTATTGATAGTGTTAGTCGCAAGTTACAAACTGAAGGTTGGTCTTTTAATACTGACTATCAAGTTAGCCTGGTAAGAGATTCAACTACAAATCACATATCAGTTGGATCTAATGTAAGTAGAATTTATGTTGATCCTTATGAATATCCAGATATTGATGTAGTCCAAAGAGGCTCAAAGCTATATGACCGAAAAAATAATACATACGAATTTGAAAAGAATTTAAAAGTAGATATGACAATCATTCTTGATTGGGATGACTTACCAGAACACGCAAGAGTTTACATAATGACTAAAACTGGTAGAGAGTTACAAGAGTCTATGATTGGTAGTAAAGATTTAACAGAGATAAATTTATTGGTAGAGCAAGAAGTTAGAGGACAATTTCTGGAAGAAGAGACAACATTAAGCGATCATAATATGCTTCGAGGTCATCCAAAGAGAGTTAATCCAATAAGAACATTTAGACCCTCTGACGTTTTATCTAGGTAGTTATGGGATTAATAAGTAGTTCTATTCCCAATATGATTAATGGGGTTAGTCAACAACCCTCGGCTTTGCGACTAGCTTCACAGGCAGAACAAGTAATAAACTGTTTATCTTCTCCAGTTGAAGGCTTAACTAAACGTCCGTCATTTCAGCACATAGCTAAATTAATTAATGGTTCGATTGGAACAGGCAAACCATTTGTAAAAGTTGTCGATAGAGACGGAGTTATACAGTACCTAATTGTTATTAGAGACGGAGATATAGATGTATTTGATTTAGATGGCAATGTTCAAACAGTTACAGCTCCACAAGGTACTGACTATTTAAACATTGCAAACAACGCTGATCCTTCAGAGCAATTTAGAATAGCGTCAGTTGCAGACTATACCTTCATACTTAATAGAGAAAAAGTAGTTACTATGGATCATCCTGGTACTTACACGCAAAATGATGGCGCAACTCCTCCAGGTGTAGGAACAATAATTACTGTTACATCAAATAATCATGGTTTAGAAACTGGTGTAAAAATACAAATTGATTTTGAAACTGGTACTGGAGTAGATGACACATACGAAGCAACAAAAGTTGATAACAATACTTTCACTCTTGTAGGTGCAACACAATTAGATACAAGCGGAAATTGTAGATTTAATGAGTTATCTACAGATGTTTCACGCAAAGGAATTGTATTTATAAAAGCTGCTGATTATTCCACAAGATATGAAGTAAAAATAAAAGATGCTACTGGTACTACAACTCTGGCTACTGCAACACACCAAACTGCCTCTCCAGGAGGAACAGTACCAAACTCAGGCACAATTGCATCTGATTTAACTAACCAGTTATTAAGTCAATTACCTAGTGGTTGGACTTTTACTGTTGACCAATATATTTTAAGAATTGAAAGAGCTGACGATACAGATTTTATTTTAGAAAGCACAGACAGTAAGGCTGGTACTTATACAAAAGCTATTCGAGGCGCAATAGATACAATTAATGACTTGCCAACTTTATGCGAAAACAATTTTATTGTTAAAGTCCAGGGTACTAAAACTACAAAATTAGATGACTATTACGTTAAGTTTGAAACTTCTAATGGTACAGATTTTGGTTTTGGAATATGGAGAGAAACAGTTGGTCCATTAGAACCTTTTAAATTTAATAAATCAACTATGCCACACGTTTTAGTGCGTGATGCTGCTACTGGTACATTTGAGTTTAAAGAGTTTGATTACAGCCCACGAATAGCTGGCGATTTAACTACAGCTCCTACTCCTACCTTCGTAGGTACTGTTTTAAATAACATTAATACTTTTAGAAACAGACTTGTATTCCTGGCAGATGAAAACGTGATAATGAGTGCAGCAGATAGTTACGATAGATTTTTTCCTGAGACAGTACAAACAATTGTAGATAGTGACCCGATTGATCTAGTCACAGGCGGTACGGAAATTCATTTCCTAACATCCAGCTTGGCATTTGCAAACACATTGCTACTCTTTAGTCGGCATGGTCAGTTTAGATTAGACGCTGGAGCAGTTGGTATTGGAGGCGCATTAACACCTCAAACAGCAACTATTACAGCTATAACTACATACGAAACTGAACCTAATGTTGACCCTATAGCAGTTGGCCGAACAGTTTATTTTTCAATACCTAAAGGAGAGTTTAGTGGTTTGCGAGACTTTTACCTGGAAGATGTTACAGGTGCAGTTCCAGTATCAGAAGAAGTATCTTCCGCAGTTCCAAGATACTTACCTAAAAATATAGTTAGCTTGGTTAGTAGCGCTTCAGAAGAAACAATATTAGCTATTAGTAAAGATGAACCAAAGCGTGTTTATTTCTATAAATTCTTTTATGAAGAAGATGAAAAGTTACAATCTTCTTGGTCGTTTTGGGAGGTTAAAGGAGATAAGACAGTACTTGGTGCATCAATAATAGATAGTGACGTATTCTTTATAATTCAATATTCAGACGGAGTTTACCTAGAAAAATGTTCATTACGTCCAGAATCAGTTGACCCTGGAAGTAATCTTGAAGTTTTACTAGACAGAAAGATAGATGAAACTAGATGTCATATTGAAGTTATTAACCAGGGTGGAGCTGGTGTTCAATCAATTATTTCTTTACCATATCCAACAGCTACTACAGGAATACAAGTTGTTGTAGGTCGAGACGTTGCTGGCAATACAATACAGCATGGTCAAGTTATTACGCCTAGTTCAGAAGCGCAAACTGGAGCAACGCAAACTGGCTTTACTGGAAATGGAACTATGACAGTACTTGGAGATTTATCTAACGCTAAATTTTTTATAGGAGAATTGTACGATATGTTGTACGAATTTAGTACTCCTTACCTTAAAGAACAACCAGCAGGGGGTGGTGTTTCTGTTATAGCTGGTCCACGATTACAGATTAGAACCTGGACTTTTGTGTTTGATGACACAAGTGCATTTAAAGTAAAAGTTAGTCCAAGAGGTAGATCTTCTTTTACTTACCCTTATAATGGATTTATAATAGGTCAGAATCCTCCAGCGTTAGGTCAAGCACCTTTCTTAACAGGTAAATTCAAAGTGCCAGTTATGGCTCAAAACAACGACACAAAAGTTGAGATTTTGAGTGATAGTCCACTACCTTGTCGTATTCAATCAGCAGAATGGGAAGGATGGTTACACAGCAGAGCAAGACGAATATAGGTAAATTCCATTGGCGGAGGTCAGTTCCTAATGACATAGTGGAAGTTGCTGACAATATGAGACAAGAAGATATAGAAGAAATATACGCATATTCTGGATCTGAACCAAAAAGTAGTCTTATATATTGTTTTTTTGGAAGTAGTCCTTGCATGACTATGGTAGGGCGCAAAGGAAATATTATGGGTATGTATGGAGTAATACCAGTTAGAAAAAATATGGGGAAGATATGGATGTTAGGGCATAGAACTATGACTAGCGATTATCAAGATGTAAGAGCTTTTCTTCGTAATTCCCCAATAGAACTAGATAAATTTAAAATGAATTATCCAATATTATTTAATTATGTAGATGCACGAAATAAAACTCATGTAAAATGGATTAAGTACATGGGTTTCTCAATCATCAAAGAACACGCTACATTTGGATATGAGGGTCGTCTCTTTTATGAATTTGCCAAAATTTAACTAATGTGTGAAGCAATTACGTTAGGAGTAATTTCTGGAGTTCTAGGTGTAGGACAACAGTTTATGGCTTATCAACAAGCCAAATCTAATGTTGCCTTTCAAAACGCACAGAATAACCTTAATTATCAAAGTCAGTTATTACAGGCTCAATCTAACAGAATGACCGAAGATGTTAGAAAGCAGATGAATGAGGATTTTATACAGCATACAGAATTTATGGCTGACTTGGCTTATGAAAGAGATTCGACCAGGATCACTATGGAACAGCAGCAGATACAAGAACAAAGGGCGCAAGAACAAACGGAAAGAGGAAAAGTAGCATTGCAAAAGAAAGGAGAAGTAGCATCACAACGTATTGGACAAAATGCCTGGACTCTTTTAGCTGAGATAGAAAGATCGAGAGCAGCAGCCGATTTTGTGACAAACAGAAACGCTGCCTTTGCACTTAAAGGATCTCAAACGCAAAGGCTTGATGCACAGGCTGATCGGGCTTCTCGAAGGGGATCTGCTAGAACATATCTTAAGAAAACTTATCTTGATCCAGTTAAACCACTACGCATACCTAAGCCTAGTTTTGGTCCATACGCACTTGGTATGGCTGGTTCTGTTGTTGGTGGATTTAACACTTACTATGGTGTTAAAGCTAACAAAGCTGTAATTCAAGCTAATACTCCTCCAGATTAATGGCAAGACAAAAACTAAATTACACTCAAGGGGATGCAGAACCCAAGAAAAAAGCAAACCAAAAGCGAAGTCAACTTGCTACTGGTCAATCTACTGGAGACGTTAGCCAGGTAGATTTATCATTTAAAACTCCGCAAATACAAAATTTTAGATGGTATGGAAATACTTACTCAACTCCTACTGAGCCAAAGCTAGTACCTACACTTGACTTGCCAAGTGTAGAAGGCTTTTATGATGATACTAAAAAAGCTAAAGATAATGAATTTGGTGCTTGGCTCGATTCTTTTAAAACTGTAAAAGGAGAGCTTGCTCAATTACCTGGAAACTATACAGAGGCAAGAGTTAAAGAACAAGGTGTTCTTAATTTAGAAGCTGCAAAAATTCTTGACACATATCAAATTGGCAATGATGGTCAAGACATAAATCCAGCAGACAAATTACAGGCAACTATTAATAAATTAAACAAAATTATAAACCAACCTATAGAAGCCGAACCAGGAAAAGAATTTAGTTTAGAAAAAACACAAGAAATAGAAGATGCAAAAAAGGTTTTACAAGAGATAGAAAGCAATAG